AAGGTGCGTTGTTCAACGGTGCCGGGCATTCCGGGAGTTCCAGTTGGGCTTTGGAGGCCCTGGGGGACCCCCTAGGACTTGCCTGGAGAACTTCTTCAGTTCCTGCATCAGGAGCTTCTCACGGTGCTGCTGGTCAGCCTTCTCGTTGTCCCGGGCCATCGCCTTGGTCCAGTACCTCACGGCACCCTCCACGGCATCCAGGCGGTCATCATGGACCAGGGCCCCTCGATCCTTGGTGATCCGGGTCATCTGGTAGAAGAGGCTGTACTTGATGTCAGTCTCTGCCGTCCGGTAATCCCGTTCGATGAGGGCTTGGTCCACCACCAGCCGGTGGGAGGACATGACCGGCTCCAAGGTCTCGATGATCCGAAGCTCCTTCTGACCGCTTGCTCGGACCTCCTCCACGGTACACGGGTAGATCCTCCCTAGGACCGGCTTCAGAAGCTCCGTGAACATGCCATCGCCGAAGTTGGACTCCACTTGGATCAGCTTCACCTGATGCTTCATGGCGATCCTGGCGAGGGCCTCAAGGGATTCCTTGGAGTACCCCAAGCGTAGACCACCGGCATCCATGAGGAAGATGTTCCCCATCAGGTGCTTGGTCACCGCATAGCCAGTCTCGTCACTGCCTCGGCCGGAGGGGTCAATGAACATGACAGCCCCGGTGTATTCGGTCATCTGGTCTGACTTCCACATGGGGCGGTAATACTTGTCCCCCGTGAGGGCCACGTTCGGGAGATCGTTGACGATCAACGCAGGGTCTGCCGCCCAGGCCACCTTGGTGTGGCCCATGGAAGCGTTCAGGTTCATCACGATCAGGTCCGAGATCTTCAGCGGGTAGCGGTCCCCGTCAGACAGGCTCGTGTCCAGCATGAACTGGAGAGCGAAGCCGGCCCTGCCGTAGGACGTTCGGCGCTCCATAAGGTCCACATCGGAGAACCGTTGGGCATCCGTAGTGGTCCCTGCGATGGTCGGGTCCTTCTTCAAGGCAGCGACGATCATGGGAGCCAGGGTGCCCTTATAGGCGTCGATCTTGGAGACCTCTGGGTACAGGGCAGGCCAGACACGGATCTCGTAGCCACGCTCAGGAAGCTGGTTGTACAGGCTCATCTCGGTCTGGGGCGTGCCCAGGTAGATGATCCGGCCGCCCGGCTTCAAGATCGCATCGAACTCCTTCACGGCCTCCGAGAGGCGGTCCCGCATGGTCTGCGTCTGGGAGTTGTTCGGGACCTCCACGTCGTCCGCAATCAGGACATCCGCACGGGACCCCGCAAGCTGCCCAGTGATGCCCACAGACTTCACCGAGGGGGAATGGTCGGGAGTGGCTGGACCCACATCGAAGGCGATCATGGAGTCCCGTTGGCCCACCTCAGGCTTCAAGTGCTGGAGGATGGGGACCTCATTGATGAGGCGCTTCACGAAGGTACTGAACTGGTCAGCCCGGTCCTTCGAGGCGGAGACCACAAGGATCTTCGTCTGGGGGTTCTTGAGGAGCAGCCAGCAGACAAAAGCGGAGGTCAGCCATGACTTGCCGACACCTCGGAAGGCTTCGATCACAGCCCGCCTGGGGCCATGCTGCAAGTAGTGGGCTATGTCGTATTGAACAACGGTCGGCTTGGGGAGGTTCAGGTGCTTCCACACAAGGAAGGCGAAGAGCCTGAAATCCCCCAAGATCCGATCCATCTGGGATTGGCTCATTTAGGGAGAGGCCCAGGAAGGGCCCTGAGAGGCTCTACAAGCTCGCCAAATGGGAAGGGTAAGGGCGTGGTAGCACCTCAGCCATTGGAGAGCCTGTAGAGCGTTTTAACGAGGATCAGTGGCGGGCAGCATCCGGGTCCTCATCGAAGACCGGAAGATCCGCTAGGCCAGCCAGTTCGCCAGCCTTACTGGTCCCCACCTCGATGTGGTTGTCCTTCAGGAACTGCCGGGCGTTTGCCAGGACATGGGACGGAGGAGGGATCTTGTTCCCATCTTCGTCCTTGTACTCAGCCGTAAGGAACTTCTTCAGGACCCGCGCGAACTCCGAATGAAGCTCGCTCAGTTCGTCTTCAGTTGCTTTCTTCGTCATTCACTGCGTCTTTCCAAAGCGATGTTGGAGGATGACCTCCAGTGCGGAGTTGCCCAATGAGGCGATGCCGGCAGCTACACCGAACATGACCAAAGGGTCCGCTGTGGGAAACAGAAGGGTTGTGGCCCCGGCTGTGGCCCCGAAGCCGGCATGGATCAGCGCACGGCCAATCACGATGCGGGCAGTGAGGGGCTCCGTAGAAGCCAGCAGCTTGCCGATGCCGATAACGGCGCCGAGGCCAGCAAGGATTGCGAGGAATCCCTCAGGATGCTCGTTAGGGTTGACCATCTGGTCGTCTCTTGGATAAGGGTTGGATGAGCCACTGGGCGAACTCAGGGTTGTCCTGAAGTACACCCATAAGGCCAGTAGCGAGTGCGCGAACATAGAGTTCCTCCTCCTCACTCCCTTGGTTCTCCCGGCCCTGCTGGGCAAGGATCGCGTGGAATGCTTCGTGAAGAAGGGTGTCCCGGGTGTCGAAAGCGGGTTGGCCGGTAGCCACGTCGATGCATCCCTTGTCGTAGTGGGTGAGGCCTAAGTTGCCTTCCATCTTCGACCTAGGGAGGTATCGAACGGGCCACTCCCGGCCCCCGATGCGGAGGGCCTTGGGAGACTTCATGCTTAGGCGTAAATATGCTGCATCAACACGAACGTCTGAGGCGATGGGTCAATCGCACTGGCCGTGCGATTTATTGCGCGGACCCGAATCGTTCCGTTGGCAGGGCAGAAGACCTTGTACTCGATGCCATTCGGCCCACCATCAATGGGGAGGCCAAGGGTGCAAGGCATGTTCGCAATGCTTCCCGCTACGGCGGTGTCGAGATCGGCTGCACCACCTCCAGCAATGCTGGGGAAATCTAGGGACGCTACAGCCTTCACAATTGCTTTGACCTCGATGGCCGTCGCTCCGGTACCTACGGTGAGGCCCGTCTTTCCAACCAATCCGGCATCGCTTGTGATCGCCCCGACCGCATTGATGGTCGAGCTGGCCGTCACGGCACCATTGAATGTAGGCGCCCCACGAACGTACAGCTGCCCTAGGTTATCCCCTGAGGACCCCATCCACGAGGTGCCGCCTTGACGGAACCTGTTGGTGAATGTTCCGGTACCGACTTTCTGAAGGCCCTTAACCGACCACTCATTGCCGATTGCGGTATCGAGGTCAACAAGGCATGGCACAGCGGTACCGCTGGTCAGCGCAACGGTGAGGCCTGAGACATGGGCCTCCCGGTACAGCAACACCGGCACGGACGCGGCGGCAGGCGCCTCCATTTCCAGCCGATGGAAGTGACCGGAAGAAAGAATGAGGCCGTGTACGGATGTGTCAACCACGATCAGATCGCAGGCCTGATTCGATGCGCCCTTGAACTCGATACCCACCCGAGTGGATTGGGTGGTGATGTTAGATACAAGGCCCACGTTCCCGTCAACCAACAGGCCGTGGGCGTTGGGGGCGTCACGGAACCAAAGATACCGAAGGTTGCCCTCGGTACCGTATGGAATGCCGTCATTACCGAACTCCGCAACGTGCGTCAGGCCGGCGATATTGTTCCCGTAGAACGCCATATCGCTCATCGTTAGCTTCTGTGCACCGTTGCCTCGGTCAGACCACCACTTGCCGGTGGTGCCTGCTGCACACCAAAAGCTCGTGACGTGGCGACCATCCCCGATTAGGGTCGAGGTGGGGTACACCGTGATTTGACCGCACAGGTATCCGCCAGCGGGGAACCGGATGGCCCGCCCATTTGCGTAGCCCCAATCAATCGCTGCTTGGATAGGCACAGTGACATCGAGGGCTCTCGTGTTGGCCCGGACATCCGCGATCTGTGCGGCTGTCATGAAGTCGAAGACGGATGGGGTGTCTAGCAACTTGTCGTGTACCGTCCTCCGCACCGCAGCCGCAGCCGAATGCAGGAACGTCACCAGACGGGCGGTGACTTTGGTAAGGCTCATAAACGTACCTTGTGAGAATTGAAAGCCCCTCTACAGCACTGCCATAGAGGGCTCTTTGGATAGGCTTAGGGATTACTTCCGGCCTATGCCAATTACATGCCGAACTGCGTCACTCGCCGTACCAGAGATCGCCAGTGAGGTGCTGGTGGCAATGGACATAGAAGCCGAGCCGTTCTTTGTTCGGACGTTGATGTGGTCCGTCCCTGGGCGGAATCCGCTGGTGGACCAACCCCGAGCCTCATCTGTCACAAAGTTCGCGCCCGCCGAGCCTGTAGCTACCCGCACTTTCTGATACTTCGTGATGTCGTCGTTCAGCGTGATAGACCCGGTGGTCACCGAGAGCGTGCCCGTGAGGAACGTCTCTCCGTCGATCTCCGTGAGGGTGCCCCCATCGTTGATGAGGCCAGTCACGCCAGATTCGAAGTCATTCCAGTTCACTCGGTTTGAGTTCGCTGAAGCGCCTTGGATATGCAGGGCGTAGCGGTACGGATTGACCGCACCCATCGTCCTGGCGTAGTTCCGCTCCAGGCGATTCCCGCTGCACCCATCCTCGATGTAGAACGCGTCGTAGGTGGCAGCCAAGAGATGACCGCACGCTTGGACTTTGTTCCGAGTTAGGACGCAGTTGGAGGACGTATTAGCGAGCATGAAGCCCCGCTTACTGGCCCTGTAAACCTCATTGTCCCGGACCTCCCCATTGACAATCCCAGCGAGGTAGAACCCCTCACCAGCCACGTCATAGGCCTTGTTGCCCTCTACAAGGACATTCTTCGGGTAGACGCCTCCGGAGATACTGAACCAGTAGCCTCCGGTAGAAGTCGTCCCGCCACCCCGGACGGTGTTCTTCGAGATCTCGCAGCCGTCCACGTTACCCACGACATGCATCGGCTTCTCGCCGCAGTTCTCCAGATAGTTGTTGGAGACCTCCGAGCCAAAGCCCCAGCCCTGCACACGGATGCCGCAGGCACTCATGTTGTAGAAGCCGTTGTCTCGCACAGTCATGCCGGCATGAAGACTACCGGCCGGGTTGGAGTGCGAGCCGACACCGGAGTGGCCGTTGCGGAAGATGTTGTGGGCCACCACCACGTCCCGGCAGGGAGTGTTGTCGTAGCTGCCGAAGGAGGGGAATCCAGAAGCATGCGAGTAGTCGAACTGGACCATCTCATAGAGACTGCCACCGGCATACGTCATGTCCTCGAAGGTGTTCCGTAGGATGCGCACATGCTGTGAGCTATTGATCTCCACGAAGTGGGTATTGGAGGCGTTGCGGAAGGTGAGGTCCGTGATGGCTACCTTGTTGGCATGCGCGAAGGTGATCGCAGCGAGGCCCCCATTGCAGTCGATCGTTCCGCCTCCGGTGAAGATGATCTCCCCGTTGCCGGCATACCCGCTCGCGTAGGTGGCATTCCCGTAGGTACCATTGATGAACCGACTGGTGGACGTGCCAGCCATCTTCACCGTTGCGCCTGCCTCAACCATGAAGATGGACTTCGAGGGGACCTCAATGCGGCCCGCGATGTAAGTTACGGTCCCGGCAGGGAAGCGGACAATACGCCAGCCTGAGGTGTGGACCACAGCCAGGGCCTTAAGGACTGCTGCAGTGTCGTCGGCGGTGCCATTGCAGAGGGCCCCGAAGTCCTTGACGGTGGGGACCTCGCGGAGCTTGTCTTCCACGTTACGTGCCACAGCATCCGTCTCGGGGCGGCGGAACTGGATGTTGGTCGATAGCTGGCCCTGAGCGACATCTACGCCCGAATCCACCTCCACAGCATCGCCTGCCTCGCATGGTTCTGAGAGGGTGATGGACGTTGTGGACGTTTCGGTGAAAGCTCCACCCTCGCGGAACTGTGCGACACCGTTAACCTTGACGGACAAGGCCCCCACACCTTGGATGTATGGGAAGTCCAGATTGAATACGGTCTGACCTGCGGTTGCCGTGAATGTCTTCTTGCGGCGATACGCGGGGAATGCAGAGGCGGCAATCTGGGCTGCTGCGGCTGCAACAGCTGCTTGTTCGGACGCCTCCAGGGCCTGCACTAAGGCATCTGAAGCGTCCCCACTGTTGTCTAAGGCCTCCTGCGCGATGTAGAGGGCCCACAGGGCGAGGCGGTCTAGGTCTTTCTCAAGGAGGTTGGACCCATCCGTAAAGTCCACCGGGACGGAGTTCTTATTGGTGCCCCGCCGAATTTGGACAATGGAGTTTGCTGGCGGGGTACTGGTGGTCCGAATCGCGTTTGCGTTGAGGAAGGTGAACGGGACCGATTCCCCATCTACGTAGACACCAATGTCTTCTTGTTCAAGGTACGGGAACGAGAATGTCCAGTCCGTTTGGCTGCCGTTGCCGGCATAGGTTACGGTGCTGAATGGCAAATGCCTTCTCCAATAGAAAAAGCCCCCGAGGATTTCTCCAGGGGGGCCTTAGGGTTGCTGTTTGCTTACTTGTCGCGGACTGAGAAGTCCAACTGACCGCTACGGGCCTTCGCCTTGTTGAGTTCTAGCTTAATGACCTCATCAATGACACGCTGCTCCTGGGCCATGGTCCTCATGAAGGCCACGTCACGGAGTTCGTTCATCAGGCCTTGGACCGTCTCCACCCGCATAGCCTTGTGCTTGAAGGTCCCATCAGGCATCTCTGCCGTCACCACCGGGTACAGGATCTTCTCTGGCTGTAGATCCCGATAGTTCCTCTGCCAGCGGTCATACAGGGTCTCCGTCTTGTCCTCAGTGAGGATCGTTCGGAGGTCCAGCGGGCCCGTCATCTTGTGCTTCAAGGGAGGAGCGAAGGTGGCACCCGTCTCCTTCTGAAGGCGATCCAGTTCAAGCATCACCTTTTGGCCCTCTTCAGACATCCCCTTAGAGCGCTCCTCAGGAGTCGATACGGAGAAGATGTTCCACAGGGTGCCGGTATCGGTGAGCTTGCGGGGGTTGCCTAGGACATCGTAGGAATAGGAAGTCTTGACCTCCTCACGGTCCACCTTGATCCCAGCCAATCGGGTCTCCACAACCTGCCAGAAGGTAGCCGGGTCCTTGATCGTTGGGTCGTTCTCCTTGGCGATCTTCGTCAGGGTGTTAGGCACCAGTAGCTGGAGCTTCTCCCCGAACATCTTCAGGTACTTCCCTTCGTTGGCCTCAGGGTCCTTCATGGCCTCGAAGAACTCGATGGTCTGGTCCAGGCCCTGCACAAGGTTGGCATCACGGAGAGCCGCTGTGATCGCCGAGGTGCCCACTGAGACGTAGGCACGAGCTTGATCCCACATGGACTTGTCAATGAACTCCCCCTGTGCCTGACGGATAGCCAGACGGTCCATCCGCTCCAGACCATTAATCATGATCTTGAACGGGGTGGCGATAGGGTCGAAGTTCCGATAGCTCCACGTAGAGCCGTCTTCCATGATGATGGAGTACGGCGCAGGGGCAGGGCCATCCGTGCGGGTCCGCTGCTGCTTCCAGTCGTTGTAGGCCCCGTCACCAGTGATCCGGCCAGCGGCGTAAAGCGACAGGACAGCCCCGGTGATTGCCAGTGAGGTCATTGCCTCAGCCTGTGCCCGTGCCTGCCTCATGGTCCCGTTCTTCCCAGCAAGATCGCTGAGGAACTTAGGGGCCAGGATCTGCAAGCCAGGGGTCAGCCTTACGCCTTCCTCAAAGACCCGGATAGGCGTCCTGAAGAACAACTGCCCGAAGATCAGCTTCCAGGCAGGCACCCGATTGGTGAACGTCTCGTAGCTCTGGGCAGCCTGCGAGGCCACACCTTCACCGGAGAACTTCCTCTTGTAGAGAACGTCCCGAACGGCATCCAGGGCTTCCTCATTGCTCCCATGACGCAGGGCCTCAGGGTTCCTCTTGAGTTCCCGCATGACCCACTCGTGGAGTTCATCCCCAGTGAGTCCCAGGTTGACCCCTTTGTTCACCAGCGGCTGGATCAGAGCTTCCCCATCAGGCTGCGTATAGGCGTCCTTGAGGGCCTTCTCCGTGGCCTCCTTGATGAAGTCGTTCAGGGCCTTCCCAGTGAGTCCCTTCTCCGCGCCATCAGTCACTGCCTTGGCGGCAGCCTGACCAGCGACGAAGCCGTTGTAGTTCACCTGACTCAGGAACTCGTCTGAGGCATTCAGGACACGCGGAAGGAAGCGCCATACACCGGCCATCTTCCCCTTCATCGCAAGCTCGCCCTCCATGAGCCTGCCGCTGCCTCGGGTGAGGAGCGATTGCTCATAGCGGAAGGAGGCCCTAGCTGCTCTCCAGGCTTGTCCTAGGGTGGACCCCATGGCCGAGTAGCTGGCAGCCAGTTCGACCCGCGTAGCCTTAGCCAACGGGTTACTGACAGCAGCCTTAGCCATGGGCAGCACGAGGGTCTTCACGGCAGCCGGGATGAAGTTGATGGCGACCGTGGTGGGGCTGAAGACGTTGCTGATGACGAACTCGTTGGCCTTCTGCATGAAGGAGGCGCCGCCAGGGAGTTGCTGCTCCGCCATGCCCTCCAGTTCCCGGTGCTTCATCGCAGTCAGCCTTGCGGCCTCCGTCAGGTTTCCCTGTTGGAGCGATGCCTGAATCTGGGAGTCATAGGTCTTGGCGATCTCCTGGGCCTTGGCTGTCTGCTTAGAGGCCTCCACAAGCTGGATGTAGGTTGCCTCTGCGGCTTCCCGTGTGAGTCCCTTCTCGTTCACCAGGGAGTCAATGGTGACCCCTTGGAGACCCGGAAGGCCCTCCTGCCGTTGACGCAACATGGAGCCGGCCATGGAGCCGAAGGCATCGTCAGCCAGGGAGAGAGGGATCAGCCTCTTCTCCACCTCGTCCAGCAGCGCAGGGATCTCCGCCTTGCGGGCATCAGGAGTTCCCGGGAGGTTCATCTCCTTCAGCAACTCGGCCTGCTTGATGCGAAGCTCATCGGCATGCAGCTGGACACCCCGAGCGATCACCCGCATGTCCTCCAGGGGAAGAGCTAGGTTCCTGAAGGACTCCAGAACACCATGCATATCCCGATCCGGCAGGGCCCGCAGTTGATCCGCGATCTTCATGCCGTCCTGAGTCAACTCCTCCATGGAGCGGGGAGTGGACCGGAGCCCGGTGTTGGTGTCCGGTAGCTCCAGCTTGGCGGTCTCGGCGGGATTCTCAGGAGTCACGGGGGGCAAGTCGTCCACCCAAAGACGCCCCTTCTGGCCCCTCTCTGTGGCTGCCTTGATCTCGGCATCCGTTAGGATGGTTCCAGGGAGAGCCCCTTCAGGGGCGACAGCAGGCGTCTCCAATGCAGCGGCCGTGGGCGTCCCAGGGGTACCTTCAGGAGACACAGCAGCGGGGACCTCAGGAGAGGCCGTAGGAGCGTCTATAGCTGCCGCCGCTGGTGTGCCCTCAGGAGCGATGTGCGGCTCAACCTTGGGGCTGCTAGGGGCCTTCCCAGAGGCTTCCTTACGGAGCACCTTGGCGATCCCGGTGAAGGCAGCATCGGCAGCCGTACCTAGAACCAGGCCACCCACAGCGCCGGCGCCAGCGGAGATCGCCAGTTCCTTCCCAGAGACCTCCTTCTTGCGCCCTGCGTCCACCTCCACGCCCTGCTTGATGGCGTTCTCAGCGGTGGATAGGATGCCGCCCTCGATACCAGCGATCACCCCGGTGCGACCAACGCTCTCCAAGAGGGCCTTCTTCACACCCTGCTTGGCGGCGGCCGCCCCCATGATCTTGCCGACCGTACCGATGCCTAGGGTACCCAGACCCACGTAGGTGGTCGGGTCCGTACCGATGGCCTTAGCCGCTCGCTTGGTGCCTTCCCAGGAGAACTCCGTGTTGTCGTAGGAGTCCATCAGGTACAGGAAGGCTTCCTTCTCCTCCTGGGTCCCGTTGCGCACGAGGTCCGCTGCGTAGCGGGTCATGTCAACGAGGTTGAAGTTGAAGTTACCCATCAACTCCTTGCCCCATTCGGCAAGCTCTTCGTCTGAGCCAGTAAAGTCCCGCCGCTCCCGCAAGCCATGCATAGCCCGAGATGCCTGGAGCCACCCTTGGTCCGTCTTCAGGGTGGCCGGGTCGATCTTCTGACGCACGGGCCCATAGCGACCTGCGGCTGGTTGTCCCACAGGAGCGGCTGAAGGAGGGGAGTCAGGGAGCGCCGTGCTGAGTTCCTTCTGGGCCCACTCAGCGGACCTCTTGGGTTGGCTATAGCGGCTCGAAGGGAGACTCGCCCAGCGTCCACCGAGCTTGCTGATGGCGGTATTGAAGTCGCCTGTCTTGACAGCCTCTAGCGCACCTTCCTGCTCGATGATGGCCTGGGCGATCTTGTCCTGGGACTCAGGGCTGAAGTCGTTGATCCCGAGCTTCTTAGCGAACTCTGAGTAGGTGGTGTGTGTGATCTGGTAGCGGCCGGCAGCAGTGCTGGGGCCTTCCTTCGTCCGCAGCCCGATCACGTTGGGGTGCTTGGTGTAGTCGGTGAACTTGGAGCCTCCTACGATGGTGTCGTAGTCGGCCCCTTCAGCCTTCCCTAGGAACCCCAGGAACTTCTGGACGTTTCGCTGTTGGGCGTGCTGAACCAGTTGCTCCAGGGTCTTCGTTAGCTGCTCCCCTTGGATGCTATCGTCAACCTCGTATCGGTTGCCGTGAATGTCGTACTTCGCCACTAGGGGTCCTTATTGAACTAGTTTCACCCCCGGAGGTAGCGCCACAGCGGAGGGTGCTGGGGCAGGGGATGGACGGGCAGGTGAATTGGCGCTCGATGCGGCAGGCTTAGGCGTACCGGCAGAGCCACCCAGGCTTTGAATGGAGGTGAGTTCCTTCAGGCGGGCCGAGGCGCGATCCACCGCACGGTCGATCAGTTCCTCCTTCTTGAAGCCCCGAGGCCACTCTCCGGTCTCCTCGTAGTGAGCCCTGAAGTAGCGCCGAATGTCGGTCTCATAGCCGCGCATGACCTCCGAGCGGAGATTGCGGCCACTGAGCATCGTCTCCAGCTTGGAGCCCAAGGAGGTCTCAAGGGCCGTCAATGCTGGATTCAAGATGTTCTTCACCGGGAGGGAGACCATCTCATCACTCATCACAGAGCGGCCTTCGACCAGCTTAGGAAGCTCCTCCAGAAGGGCCTTGCGTTCCTTCGGGTTGAGATCCGGGCGGGTGAGAATGTCCATCTGGAGGTCCTCAAGGGACTTCGCCTGGGACGTTGAGGAGAGCGTGAGGACGCTGTTCTTGATGCTCTGGGCAGTAGCCACACTGTCAGACTCGTTCAGCCGGGGAGCCTCACGCATCTGCATTGCATACTCGAATGCCTCCGGGATCTTGTAGTACTTGGCCGGATCAATGCCCATGCCCTCAGCGGCTGCCGCTACGATCTCCTGCTTGGCAGACCGGATCTCTTCGGTGCGTTGGACTTCCTTGATGTACTGGGCATTGCGGAAGTCACTGATCCGCTTGTCCTGAAGAGCCACTTGGGCCTTCTGAAGAGCAGCCTTGGAGTCAGCGTTAAGGAACCTAGAGGGGACCGACTGGAGGACCTTAGGGTCGTCATTGAGGAACGCGATGTCGATGGCCGTATTGACCACCACCTTGTTCCGCTCCAGGGGGTTCAAGGATGAACTCTTGCCCCACTTCTCGTCCATGCGCAGAAGGGTAGTCTTCGGGTCCGCCGAGTTGAGGGCGTTAGCCACATCATCAGAGAACTGGTCCGTCTGGACCTTCTGGTGGTAAGCAGCCGTCTCCGTGGCCCAGTTCTGCTCGTGGGTTGCGATCTGCTTGTCGAGAGCGGAGACCACACCGGCACCGTAGAACTCGTTGCCCTCACCGATTCCCGAGAGCAACTCCTCACGCTTCTTCTTCAGGAACTCCGAGCGGCGTCCTGAGTCCAGCCTGAGGGCGTCGTCCTTCTGGATCTCCGAGATCACAGACTCGAATTGCTTCTTGCCCCACTGGTGACCCACGGCCTCTGCCACACGGGCAGCAATCACAGGCACCGTCTCTGGGAAGCGCTCCTTCACCTGGGCCTGAGATACGGCTCCTCCGGTGTGGTCCTTGGAGAACTGCTCCACGTACCATTCGAGCTTCAGGGCCTGCTCTTGGTGCTTCTTCTCTTCATGCTTCCGGTGGAAGGCAGCAAGCTCCCTCTGGACCGAATCGGCCCCCAGAGCGGAGACCAGCTTGTCCACAGCCCCGTTCGGGTCAAAGCGGGCCTTCTCAGACACGAGATTGGGAGCGGCAGTAACAGCGTACTGCTCCCGGCCAGGGTTGTAGCCTTGAGCCATTAGTCCCCCATGCCTCGGTTGGAGTAGTAGATTGAGTTCATCGGGTCCCTACCACCTGTCGTTCGGGCCCCACTGCTGTAGCCGGCGTAGGCCGAGCCGATCTTCAGGGCAGCCCCGAGGTAGTCCGGTTTGGCAGGCGAGCGGAGACTATTGATCTCACCGGCTGCCCCACGGTTCACATTGGTGAGTTGATTGTTGAGGGACATATTGACCCTCTCGAAGTTCTCATGGACCGATGTGTTGTAGGACGATCCCTTGCGCTCGATGTCGCCCAATAGGGCATCTACAGAGAGTCCTGAGAGGCGTCCTTGGGCGACCACTGCGGCCTGCGCCTCCCGCCTTGCGACGTTCTGCTCGTTGATCTTCTGGGCGGAAGACTCCGCATGCTGCTGCCGCGCGAGTCCCACCTGATTGATGTTCTCCGCCCGAGCAGCCATGGTGTTCTTGTACTGCTGCTCGTTTACTGCTTCTTGATAGTCCGCCTGCTGCTTCTGCTGGGCCACACCGGCTGCGGCAGAAACGCCAGCCATGATGAGCATGAGCGTAGTTGCTTCACACATCCTTAGTCCTATGAAAATGGAGGAAGACTTCCCCGTTGTGAACGGAGGAGCCCTCAAATCGGAAACCCAGCCACTTGATCCAGTTGATGTGGACCTCGTTCTTGGACCAGACCATGTTGGTCAGGTAATGGAAGACCTCGGTGTAGACCTCAAGACGCTCCCGGCACTCCCTAAGGAGACTCCAGCAGCGCCTCAGGTCATCTGTCCCGAGCATCCATGGGGCCCCAGCTACGCCAGGGGTTCCCACCACACCGAAGATCGCCACCACCTTCCCGTCCCACTCGATGGTGCGAGGAGCCATAGAGGCCCTAACGCCAATCTCTAGGGACCTCTTAGGCGTCCTCCCAGAGGCGTGGAAGATTTCCTCCACGTCCTCCTTACGCATCGTCCGGGATAGCTCTTCGATATCTTCAGGGCGGGTGACCCGGATAAACGGCTTAGAACGCCCTACTACGCTTGACATAGAAGGCCTCCCAATCGGCACTAAGGATCGACACTGGCAGCGGCAAGTCGCTCTCCAAGGAGATCTCCACGGAGGTGTTACGGCTCATCACTGGGACAGAGAACCTGCCGGTTGTGATCGGCACTTCACCGATCTTGGATGCTCCGAGGTACCGCCCACCGAATGGATAGGAGTACGTCTGGCGAGCCTCAGGGATCACCTTGACTCTGTAGTAGCCGGTGTCAGCGTGGTTGAACGAGATCTTCCTGATCTGCGTCCTTCCCTCCGTGTCCGACTTCAGGCCACCGCCTTGGGCAGGGAACTTGAGAGTCAAGGGAGAGAGGACGTAGCGCCACAGGTACTTCTGACCGAAGGCTAAGGGACTGGCCGTTACATCACCCTTTACCTTGATGGTTCCGTCATACGTCACTGGACACAGCAGCCCTGCCTTAACGTCCCCTCCGCCCTTCGTCACGGCCATGTAGTCGCCATCACTGGGGGTGTACCCAATGGCAGCCGGGTTGATTACCGTGTGGGTCCCGTTGAAGCTCAAGGCACTGGTAGGGATCTGGACCTTGCGATCCAAGTGGACCTGATACGGCTCCCCTGCTGCCTCTTCCCCAAGGGCGAAGTTCATCTTCTCCAGGTACACCCCATCCGCCCTAGAGACCACCAAGTACAAGACTGACTTCACGAAGCCACAGTCGAGGATGGAGCCCCCTGCGGAGAACGAGAAGTGTGACCAAGAGCTTTGGAGTTTCTCGCTTCCTGCGAAGTAGTACCTGTAGATGTAGAGCTTGCTCCGGTCGTTCTCCGACAACACGGCAATCACATCCTCGTTGGCCCCAGCGGCAAGCCTCACGACACCTGAGGGGATGTACCGAGGGACATGCGAAGACACCTCCAGGGCGTCGTTGGTGCTTGTCACTTGGTCCGAGAAGAACTCCCGCACGGCCGACCAGTTGCCCCTGTCAGAGGCGAAGTAGACGTTCCTCCCGGCAGCCACAGGCTTGGCCTTGGTGCTCATGAAGAAGTCCGTAGCGGGCTTGATCGGGGCACTCTTGGGCGTCATTGGCTCATCGCTGTCTACGATGAACTGCTGGTGCTGAGAGAACAGGAGGAGGTGCCTGTTGAACCCTACGGCATGGGAAAGGAGGGCGACCTTGTTGGTAGCCGCAGTGACATCTATGGGGTCACTATCGAGCAGCGTTGTGACTGTCGTTCGGAACAGGTTGAAGTAGTGGCCCGTCTCGGACTGGATGTAGTTCTCATCGGAGAGGAGGCCCAGGCGGTTCTGGAAGAAGAACACATCATTGATGGTTCTCCCCACGAAGGAAGGGTTCGGATTGGATTCCGCGTCCCCGACCTTGCGATTGGTCCATGTCGCAGGCTTGAACGTGAAGGTGCCGTTAGATTCCCGAATGAGAACGTGAGGCATCGTCAACGGGTCCAGTCCCACAGGTACCCCGGGGGCAACAGTCTCCCGCCACACGCCGCTGGTGTTACTTGCCCCAGACTGGCCCTCGAATCTGACCCAGTAGTTGTCAAAGTCACTGGCCTGATCCCCTACGATCTCCACCATGAAGCCGTTCACACGGGGATTCGCGGGGAGGTCTGAGAACTTCTGCAGTCGGTCCTTGACTGCCACCATGGCATTTCCACCGAAGCCGTCCTCTGCCGCCACTGTGAAGGCGGACGAGGTGTTCGATATGTGAATGACGGAGCCGTGCTGGGTTACGTTCCAGGGAGGGGCGATATACAGAGGTACCGTGAGGAGTGAATCAACCAACTTCGCGGCAATGTAATCCGTCGCAATCTGCGATGTGTGCAGCGCGTCACTTCCATCGGGGGTGGTGAAGCTGGCAGCCGTCAGACCGTTGATAAGGATTCGATAGGTCTTTCCGAAGTTGCCTGTGCGGACACTGATGAGTGCCTCATGGGGCCTGCTTGGGGTGAGCGTAGGGCTGACTGCAACCGTCTTCGTCTTGTTGACGATGAAGGTGTAGTCAGCCACCGTAGTCATGGCGAAGGACTGATTGGCTGGAAGGACTGTGTTGAGGTACGGCTTGTTGGTGAAGTTGACCGTCTGCTCCACTCCCGTCAAGGAGTAAATCTTCAGGTCTCCATTGGTGACCAGTACCTGATACTGCTCCGCATCATCCCGGTGGATCAGGTGAGAGAAGGCGTCAGTAAGGGGAGCGTTCTGGATCTTGGCTAGATGCTCCGTAGGAGGTCTCTTCCGCAACCCCGAAGAGACAGTCGAAAGACCATTCTCCTGCTGCTCGCCTTGGGAACTTAGGCGCAGCGTAAAGGGTTGCTGAGAGATCCCGTTGACGAAGTTGGGGATTGAGGAAGAGATCAGGCTCATCGGTTAAGAATCCGAGCTACCGACCAGCTATCCGAAAGGATGTTGTAGTCAGCGGTGTTGGCATTGAGCTTGCGGAGAGCCGCACGGGCCCGCATCTCGTCTTCCCTTGTGAATGCTTCAAGGGTCTCCGAACCCACCATCCGCTTCTGGAAGACACGAGCGGCCCTTACAGCGATGTAGTGACGGGCAGCCTGAGGCATCTCCTCGTAGTCGAGAAGGATCACCATGTCCACGTTCAGCGTCTTGGTGAACTGGAAGGTTCGGTTGGTGCGGTCGTAGAGGCGTCCCCCACGGGCCACCACATCCACCCCCAGGTCTTTCCCTGAGGTGTCAATCTGGATGCAGTTGGCCGGCACAAGGATCTCCTTGGTGTCAGCCGTGGGGGACAGAGGCCAGTTGATCTCCGTGTTGAAGTGCCAGCCTTCCTCAAGGACTTGCGTGGCAATCTCGCGGAGAATCTGACGGGCCAGGGCCACATCCACCATGCTCTGGTCACCAGCCAAGGAACTCACCGGGGACTCCCCGATGGTGCTCAACATGATGTTCACCGCATCCAACTCAGATGTTGGGGATAGGGTTTGCATACTTAGCTGACCTTAGACACCCGGACGTTTCCGATGTAGACGTTGCATCCCGCTGCTGCGTTCATGTTCACGAAGAAGCGAACGAGGGATGGATTTCCCCCTAGGCCTGTCCACGCCCAAGAGGCGGGAACGGTGAACCTAGGGAGGGCTGCGGTGAACCTCATGGGCGACGTAGAGCTAGACAGGGAATCCCCAGAGACCAGCCCGAAGGAGACCCTATCGGCACCGTTGAACTCCAGGCAGACATCGAAGCGAGTCATGAGACTCGGGTTGTCCACATAGAAGTCGGCAAGTCCACTGATGACATCGCCCGGTGCGAAGTTCGCCAGGGCGAGCGAATGGAAGGCCCTAAGGAACCCGGACGCACTGATGGCGACCCTCCAGTAGTTGCCAGGGGTCTTGTCCGTAGCATCCACACTGGCGCGGGTCACGATGGAGCTAGTGGCCGCCGAAGCTGATCCAGCGGGGTTCCACAGAGACCAGTCGTCTGGAGGGGTACCTGACAGCGACCCTGTACCAGAGACGATGTTGGCGCCCGCCACAGTGCCTGTACGGGCAGAGCCGACAAGCATCTGAGGATTGGTCAGTAGGTTGCCGCTGGGGTTGTTCGTGGCGTCATAAAGGTGGAAGGGGGATTCCCACCGGGTCCGCGTCTTACCGTCCTTCATGTTCGCTGCGATAGCCGATGCAAGGACGAAGGAACCCTTCCGGCTCGGGTGGATATAGTTCCCGCCTACGGTGTTGAACAGGGTGGTGTCAACATCAAAGGGAGAAGCCGTGGGGTACGTCAGCGTGGACACCATGGCCGGGTAGACCTCGATGTACCGCATCAGGGGCTTGCCTTCCGCGTATCTCTCGATCCACCGATTGAGGCCCCGAATCCGCAATTGGTACGAAGCATCGCCCCGGGGGAGAATCCCTGGGGTGGTTACCCGGATCCCGGCCGCCATGAAGGTTTCATAGACGGTCTGAAGGAGACCTGTGATGGTGGCGTAGGACCGCCCTGCTGCAATGTCGTTGGTCCCGATCAGCACCAGCACCTCATCAGGCGCCAGGGCAATCACCTCTGGAATCTGGTCAATGATGTTCTGGATGTGGTTACCTGAGTTGGCCCACTTGCCGATCACGGTGTACTCGGGAGCTAGCAGTCCCGGCAGCCAGTCCGCATACGTCTCGATGCCGTAGCAGACGTTGGGCATGTACCCGTTGCCCGTGGCTCCCACGTTGATGGTGGTGTCCGTCAGATCCGTGCTCGGCAAAGAACCAGCACCATTCGGGCGGAGGGTTACGTAGATCCCGCGCCCCGCCGTGGCCGACTCCAAACGAACCAGCTTCGTCCGATCCAGCACTACAGGAGCGCCAGGACCCGAATCACCGTTAGCCCGCCAAGTGATGCTGTTCGTGGCCTTGGTGTACGTCAGAGTCCCGTTGCCTGCGGTGCAGTTGCGTTGCGCCCCATGGAACAGCACTACGGTTGTGCAGAGGGCCCCAGAGAGGCCCCCGTTAGAACCGACTAGGCTCTCCGTAAGGCCACCGAAGTTCCCGGTGAGGGGCACTACAGAGATCCCTTGGGTGATGCTGTCGCCCATCAGAGCGAGACGCTTCCCGGTATCGGGGGGGATGTCTTCGGTGTTGCTAATGCCAGCCGGAGTGACAGCGAAGGAGATCGCCACGGTGTCCCCATAAGCACAGGGGGTGGCAAGGGTGACCGATTCGGCGTTCTGACTTGCGATGGTGGCAGCGCTTCCGTTAACAGTAACGGTGGCGAGGCCAGTATGAATGGGGAGGGGGAAGACCGTTTGGCCGGCACTGGCCCGCTCAGTGAGTACAGCCATGCTGTGTCTCTCCTAGGATGGTAAAAAAAAGCCCCCTTAGGGCTCGGTTAAGAGGCTCCTAAGGGGGCTTGATTGATTACGCAGTCTTGACTTCGATGGCGCACTGCGGGGCCAGAGTGCCGTAGCCCTTGGCGAACTTCGCAACCATCAGGGTGCCCTGACGGCGGATGTCGTACTCGGACTCAATGGCGAGGTCCAGCAGCTTCACGGCACCGAGGGCGCCCTTCTGGAGAGCAAGACCAACAGTCGTGCTGAACACGCCTGCGTACTTGTTGCCCGTGCCGGCGTCTACCGTACCGTTGGACACCGTACCGCTGGGCAGATGGTTCGTCTTCACGATCTCCATACCAGCCACACGCAGGACCTTACCGTCCGCGTAGACACCAGCACCACCCCAATCCTTGTTCATGATCGTGGTGTTCTGGGCCAGCAGGTAGTACTGGGCCGGGCGCAGGAAGAAGACACGCTCGTTCATCGGAACGTCCTTCTCATCGAACTTCTGAGCCGCAGCGAAGATCGCAGCGATCAGGTCCGTAGCGACGGTGCCGGCGTTTGCCGAGGTGATGACCGAGCCACCTTGCTCACCCGTGATACGGGCAGCCGAACGTGCAGCCAGGATGCCGAGTTGCAGCAGCTGCTTGTCCTCGGTGTTAGCCAGGAACTGGCCCATCTGGTTGGAGTACTCGCTCCGAACCTCGTAGTGGTTCATTGCCTCGTCAATGTTGGCAATGAAGGTGTCCGAGATCAGGAGATCGTCCACCGTGATGACCACTTCGTTGTGGGCGACAGTGCGGCCCACGATCTCCGCGCCGGGAGTGTGGTAGCCACCGCTGGCCTTACCCATCACCGGGAACTGAGCGCTCTTGCCGCTGGAGATCACACGCTCGCGGACATAGCGCGAGGCAACGCGGGTCTCATCGTATGCCGTCAGGACTTCACCAGCGAAGACCTTCAGGAAGTTTGCTTTAACGTCGCCAGCAAGGTTCTGTTGACCAGAGCGCGACGGGGTGGCATCAGCCATGTTGAATTACCTATGCGGAGTTGAAGGAAGTTGTTGAGCAACTCGCCAGAACTCGGCACACGGCACAGAAGGTTGTCCCCGCAGGGGCCAGCGTTTGTGTTGCCTACGATCTATTGATTTGCAGCACCGCCACGTAGAGACGCAGCGCGGATTGCTTCTTCAGAACTCGCTATAGGGACCCCTTACGGGGGTCAGTCGGTCCCACCTACGAAGAGGCAGGAGGGGAAACCGGGATGACGCTCCGGTAGACGGACAAAATTACTGTCGGTGTTCTCTCTCTTGGCACGCCTGAAGGGCAGCCCTTAGTTCGTCTGCTCTGGCAGCAAGCCGTTCAAGAAACGCTGCATCTCGTCCTGAAAGCTCTCTCCCAGTGGAACCTTGGCAGGCGGGGCGGGAGGCTTCGGGCAGACGTTCGGGACGGTTGCGCAGCCGCTCAAGAGCATCATCAAGGCGAGAACGGATGCGGCGGATCTCAGCGTCTTTCGCATCAGTGATCTCCTGTTGGATGGTGGCCCTGCGCTGCTCGATACGGCGGGCCTCTTGGGTTGCCTCTAGCATCTCCTCAGTGATCTCCTCACGCTCCTCCGAGGCACCCTTAAGGTACCCAAGGAAGAACAGCGAGGCAGCCACGAGGAGCGCCACTAGCCAGCGCATAGCGGGGGACAGTAGGAAGCCCATAGGGGACCTCCTTAGAAGACGCTTGAACGAGCGATCTTGGCTGCTACCTTGGCACGATACGCAGGATCACTCTTGTAGAGAGGATTGCGCATAGCCTCAGTCACCTGGGCGCGGGACTCGAAGACATCAGCGGCATCTGCATTGGTGCGGCCCGACTGGAGCGTGGGCTCGTTGCCGACAGCAGAAGCGAACCGGGCACCCAAACCTTGGACGGCCAGCTTGGCACGGGCCATGTCACCAGAGGCAACGGCATCGTTGTAGGCAGCGATCTCGGCATCGCTCATGTTGACCTTGGCCCACTCCACCATCTCACCGTACTTGTCGGGACCACCGGGGGTCTCGGCCATCACGGCTTGATCGTATTGGGCGGCAAGGGCTTGGCGTCCAGCGATGTACGTCTGGACATCCGCCTCACTGAAGCCAGCATCCGCCAGCTTCTTCATGTTGTCTTCCGAGAGCTTGCCGTTGGTGCGCCACTCGGTCTCCAAGTCGGCCAGCTTCAGGCCCGCCTTCTCGGCAGCCTTCTGACCATCTTCGGGAGTCGCTTGGTTCTCCGTAGGCTTCGGCGGATCGGTAACCTTCGGGGGCTCCTCACCGGGAGTCTTCTGGCCCAGCTTCTGCTCCAACTCGGAGTAAGCCTTTGCCATGTCCTCCACGGACTTGAACTTCTCAGGCAGCCAGGAGGGACGCTCAGGGTTTGCCGGAGGGTCCTCCGCAGGCGGAGTCACTGCGGCATTCGCAGCGTCCACCTTGGCGATCATGGCCTCTTCATGGCCTGCCGGAGGTGCAGAGACTTCCGGCTTAATAACAACGGTGTCAACCATCAGTAGGTCTCCACCACGATCCCGCCGTTCCACACCTCACGGAGCGGAGCCTTGGGGGATGGCGTGGTGTTCTCTTTAGGGGTTTCTTGGGGAGACACCTGAGGAGTCTCTTCAGCCACTACGGCTGGGACCTCAGGAGCCTTGGGTTGGGTTCGGGCTTTGGGCATTCGCCATTCCTTGCTTCGCCACTTGGCCTAGTGCAGTGACGCTAGGGCCAATCCCTTGAGCCATCATTTGCTGCATCATGGCCTGCTTCTGTTCCTGCATGACTTGCTCTTCGGTCTTGATGAGACCTTCAGTGTCAATGCCTAGGGCAGTCGCTCGGCGGGTCATATAGTCGGACCAGTTGACTCGGGAGACAGCCTCAGGGATCTGCATGACCGCAGCCATGAACTCGTCCAGCTTGTTGAGGTCGTTGCCTCGTCCCAGTGCTTCCAGGCCAGTCACAATCATTGGACGGACTACACCCTTGGGCAGGACGGGTAACTCTCTGTTCCGCTGCATCACAAACATCAGCCGGCCAATCAGGGGAAGCTGTAGCTCCTGGCTCAGGATGGAGTAGATCCCTCCAAGGCTGGACTCAAGCTCCTGGGCCATGAAGCGGATCTCTTCCTGAGTGACTCGCTCGCCATTCCGCTGAACTGCGGAGTTCAGCATGAAGGCAAAGGCCAGTCGCTTCTCGATGTTGTTGGCAGACTCTAGGGCCACACGGAAGTCGTTGTACTTCTCCAGTTGGAGAACCGTGACATCCTCGGCCGTGCCGTCAGCGAAGCCTCCGCTCTCAGTCTTGGCGAGGTCTTCCATCGAGGTGGTCCCGTTAGGGTTCACCAAGAAGAGGATCTTGGCTGCCGCAGCAGCACCCTCTACGATGGCCTGAGACAGCCCTTCGAGGCTCTTCAGGTCACCGATGTATTCCTCAACATAGCCTCGGCCGTAGTTCTCACCGGACACCTTGGTCATCCGAATGGGAATCCAAGGGGACTTCCCTTTGGGATACGTGCCGATGGTGGAGGGAACCTTGATGCCCTTGACCTCTTGGTAGACCTCCCAGTGGGAGTCACCCCATTTGACATGGGTGTAGAGGTCAATCTCCTTGGTACGGCTGGCCTGCTCGTTGGAATCCTCAGGGCAGTGGTGTGCAAGAAGATCTCGAATCTCCTGGGACAGCATTGCCATGGAGAGAGTCTCCTTGACCACGATGTCCAGCACGTTGCCCATGGCGTCCCGTTGGACCACATAGTTGTGCAGCGTGAACACCCTCATACCGCCCTCTTTGGGCGTGTAGAGGAGCGCATTGCCGGCAGCCAGGAGGTGCTTCAGGGCCTCGAATAGGGAGACCCTTAGGGCTTCCGTCTCGATCTTCCGCTGGACTGCCCGCTCCATCTTGTTGAGCTTGGCATCCACATTCGCCTTCATCTCCGGCTGGGCCCCCAGCTTCTCCAGGGTGAACTGGTCAATGTCCAGGCGGAAGCACGGGGTGTTGACAGGGAAGAGCGCCAGGAGGAGCTTCGATGCGAGGTTGTTCAGGCCACGGGCTCCTACGGATTGGTAGGGCGTGTAGAACTTCGTCGCATTGGAATGGCCGATGGGCGGGACCAGCGTGGGGACCGTAAGCTTGGCAGCCTCAATGGCTCTGTCTAGGAACGGCTTACGGTCTGTCTCAAGCGTTGAGTACAAGTGCCCGGCCTGCCCCTTGTCGCCCGATACGGGCTTCTGTTCTTCGGCCATAGGGCTCCCTTAGGTCGGGATGTTGAGACCGCTTCCGGCAGCACCGGGGGCGTTCTGTGTCTTGTCGATCCGTAGAGCGCTACGGCCACGGTTGGCAGCGATTGCCTTCGACTTGGTAGAGCCGCTCTCGTCCGCTGGCTTCAGGATCGCCAGGGCGGGCGTGGGCTGTGCAGGGGCTGGAGGAGGTGCGGGCGGCGGTGCGTCAGGACCGAAGCACATTCGGAGGGTTCCTTAGAGGACCCGTGGCAGTCCCGCTTCCTGCGTCTGTTGCCGGTTGTGGATCGTCTGGAGGTGTTGAATCACCTTCTGCTGGCCGATCAACACTCCCAGCCCTTCAGGCGCAACGGGTGCCCCAGGCAGTTTGTCGGGGAATATCTTCTGGAGGTACTCCAAAAGGTCTTTAGAAATCTCTGGAATAACCATTGAGTTCTCCTAAGGTGCGTTAATTAACGCGCCTTAAGTGCGCGGTAGAAACTCCGCTGGGTTCCGATGTCATTCACCAGGGTGCCGGTGTATGCGAAAGGGACCATCCGCTGGGTTCCATCGGGGTTCACTTGGGAGAAGTCGGGGACCATCCGCACGTTCATCCCCTTCGGCATGGAGAGGGACCGCTCACGGAGCAGCCCGGTGCTGCGAGCGAGACGGCGGAGTTCTTTCAGATGCTTTGCGTTCATGTATTAGTCGCCTAATGGGGAGAATTAAGACGTGCTTGTGGATTACTGGAGGGTCGTGGGAGGGGTCTTGGTCAGGGTCGTAATGAGATCCCTGAAGCCTTCCTCCATGACACCCACACGCTGGGACATGGACAGAGCTTGGCCGTCGAACTCCCTAGGGATTCCCGCACGGTCACACAGAGCGTGGATCGCAAGGGATTCCTCAGTGAAGTAGTCGAGGGTAGCTGTGGAGATGGTTGTCATCTTGGTCATTGCATTGCCTTGATGAGGTCCTCCACGCTGTGGCAGACCTGAGTGGCGAATCTGTACATCACTTCCCAGCGGCAATCCTCAGGGGGCATGTAGATGAACCCAGGCTTGCCTGAGCCGATCACATAGCCAAGCTCAAGGTGAGCCGACTTGCCAGCCGGGAGGACCATCACCACTGCATCTGCCTTGTCAAGATTGGCCTTGTCGAAGCGGAAGACGTTGGTTGCCGCAGCACCAGCTAGGGCCTCTGCATACGTCCTACCCCGGCCCTGTTCATAGAGCTTCCAGTAGTCGTCTGCTTCGGGGCCGGCTGCATACCAATCGTCAAAGACCTCGAAGCCGGCAGTCCGAAGTTGGCTGCCAATGGTGGGGATGTTGGGGTTTCGTAAGGAGCCGATTACGTAGAGACGTTTGATGGTCATGGGATCAATCTAAAGTTCCGCACGCCAAGAGCCCCTAAGGACTCCTGGCAGTGGCGGCAGATGTAGGTGTGGCCGGAGACCATCGCAGTGGCTCCCCTTAGGTCTCTCCCTTGGGCTGCCCTTATCGCCTGCGTCTCGGCGTGTCCTGACTGCTGGCAGACGGTGCGGCACTTGGTGTAGTCCTCACCGGGAAGCCGAGGGCACTCCACTTGGGGATTCGCGCAGGCATTGGTGCCAACGAATGTTTCCCCATTGGGGAGGATCAGGACGCACTTAACCGTCTGCTTGGCACAGGTCACTTGGCTGCCTCAAGCTCCGTCTGAAGGAGAGCCAAGGCTCGCCATGCCAGCTTGGCCGTATGGCGGATGCCGTCCGTGTCGAACGATCCCCGGTCGATCAGGTGTCGGCCGATGCAGTCAGCGTGGTCCGTGCTCTTCTCACGGTTCCAGTGCAAGGGTTGCCCAGGGTTGTGCTGGTCGTTCCCTGCCTTGCTGCACTTGGCGACCTCAGCGATTGCCAAGGGGAAGTAGTCAAGGACACCTGAGGTGATCGGCATGGACTTCCTGGCTTTGGGGTCCGTGGGGAGGACCATCGGCTGCTCTGGGTTGTGGGCAGGAGATGCCTTAGAAGACGGGATGAAGTCCAGGGGATGGTCGATTCGCTGAACCCTAGGAACCCCACCAGTTGGCACTGGGTATTCCCTCGGCGGCGTGGCGTGGTAGTCCGCCTCGTTCATTGGCAGGCCTCGCAGATGTCGTCGCCCTCGTTCCGCATAGGACATACCGGAAGGGGCTCTTCAGAATCGAAGTCAAACTCCAACAGTTGGCCCTGTTGGAGTTTCTCGTGGCGCTCCACCTCAGCGATGTAGTCGCCTAAAGTTTGCTTATGGGAAGGCTTATGAAACATTTGTGTTACCTCGCAGAGGTTCGTGTTGGGGACATCCCCGCATCCAGCGGACTACCACGCGGTTGTCCTCCGGCCTCGCTGGGTGATGACATTCGATGTTGTCAAAGGGCTCACTTGTGCCGAACTTGTGGTGCGTACAGCCGAGGCAGTTAGGGGATTCGGTACGGGATTCGGAAGTCATCGGATAGCAGGGGACACCCCCCAGCGGTCGAAGGGGTTCACACAGGTCAAGCCTGTGCCATTGGACGAAGGCTTGTCCCCATAGAGGATGTACTCGGTGCAGGCTCGGATCGTGAAGTCCCCGCTGCGGTGCTCCCCAGCCCATTGAAGAATCTTTTTTGACCTGTCGCGTAACCGTGCGTTCTCGCAGCTGTAATCAGTAGCAGCCTTCTGAGCAACAGCGACTTGCCGCTGGAGTTCCTTGAACGCCACATCACGGATCTCGCGAAGCTGACGGATCTCCTTGCGCATCGCCCTTAGCTCATCCTTAAGGACAGCCCTAGCGGCCCTCTTCATGGCTTTCAATGCGGTGTCCACAGGATCACCTCCTTCTTGTTGAAGTCGTAGTCTTTGAAACGGCAGATGCGGGAGACCCTGGCCTGTGCCAAGGCGTCCTCTTCAGAATGCCCATGGCGCTTGAACAGGCTGACCACGCAGTCCCATAAGGTCTCCTCACCGGCCACCGGGCGGTACCTCCACCGGGTCTCCTCAAGGCCCTTCCTAGGACCCCTCTTGAAGACGTGGGTGTAGGGCTCGCAGATGAAGGGATCGTTGAGGATCTCAGCGGCAGTCGTAGGGCCAGCCCCAAGGCAGCCCTTATAGCCATCCGTGGTGTCCCCGCAGATGGTCTGGTAGAGGTGCCACCAGTCAGCCGTAGCGTCTCCAATGAGCTTCGGCTTGGAGTCCTTAGCGGGGTTGTAGAGCCACCCTGGGATTGTCTTCATGTCCTTGTCTTCGGACACGATGATCTTGCGGGTCCACTTGGTGAACTCAGGGTGTTCCGCTAGGAGGGACTTAGGCAGCCCTGGCATCGTGGAGAGAATCCCCATGATGTCGTCGGCTTCCAAGGTGGGCCTTCGGTAGCTCGGGTAGTTCGCCGCTAGGTAGTTCTTTACGCCTGCCAGATGGGCCGGGCGGTTGAGGTAGTCCCGGTTACTCTTGTAGGTCGGAAGGACCTTCAGGCGCCAGTTCTCCTCGGTCGGGCAAGACAGGCAGATGATGACGTGCTCGGTGTTGAGGGCGTCTTTGAGCTTGTCTATGGCCCGGTGGATTCGAGGGACTACCTCCGCCCAGGGGTCTATGGCGACTACAGGGAGTTCCTCTGGTTCGAACAGGTAGGACTGCTGGGAGACCGCTGCGACTTGGAAGGCGATGATGTCGGCGTCTACTAGGAGGATGTCGCTCATCGTTTCAGCCAACGGCAGGTGCTTACGGTGTGTCCAGCGGCACCACAAAGGCAGCAGTACTTCATATGTCCTCCTGTGTCTGTTCAATCAGTGCCACACCAGCAGAGGTGCAGCGCCAGAGATAGCCGTAGCCATCCCCTAAGCGTGTCGTAATGAGTCCCAGAGAGGCCAACCGTGCGAACTCATATGCGTGAGTCCTTGCGTAATCCGATTGGAGCTTTCGGGGGAACTGATGGATTGAGGCTAGGACCTCGATTAGGGTGTGCCTCATAGCTTTAGTTCTCGGCGTAACCTCCAGAGCGCCCCCGCCACAGTCTTCCGGGGATTCTGGTAGAGCGGCACACAGGCCCAGCTATAGCGCCGGCGATCCAGCGAGAACAGGGTCACGCGATGAACGGCGAGGCCGGTGCGATCCGCACGTACTTCCTCCATGTACCAGCGCGGTCCCTTGGGCACAGCGACAGGCTTCCTAAGGATCGGATACTTCAATGAGTGTCGGCCCATGTCTTTCCTTGTTTGGCCTCGCCATCAAGGCGACACCTGAAGTTGAATATCTCCCCGGCTTTCGTGACCATCGCCTTAGCGACCTCAGCCACCGTGTCAGCGATCTCTTGGGTACGGCAGGCCCATTGGCCCTCATCGTGACTCCATGCCATGAGGCAGTAGTCACCATCCCAGCCATGCTTGAGTCCCCGGGCCTGGAGTTCGTCCTCCACCAGGGTCATCCACAGCTTGCACACGAGAGCCCCTGCGGATTGCAGTAGGGTGTTCAGTGCGGAGTGGCTGGAGCGGATGTGAACGAGACGGCCATCGAGTCCCCTTAGGCACCCATCAATCTTGGCCTTGGCCTGCACTGCATCCTTCAAATGCTTCAGTGCAGGGAGACCCTTCAGGAACTTCGCCTTGAGGCGCTTGCCATCGTCGGCAGTTCCGTTGACGATCAGGCCGATCTTGGCGTCACCGGCCCCATATCTCGTGTGTTCAAGGAGTGTCGCTACACACTCCCCCGTCCCGTTGCAGGACTGCCCCACATCACTGTGGGGGACAGACTATATCTTCGCCCACCCGGAAAAGGGTTTGGGCGGAAAGCGCTTCCACAGTCAATCGCTTACTGTGTACTCCCCGGCGGGATAGTCGTTGCACCTTCCTCAAAACACATACGCACTGGATACCGAACGCCAACTAGTTCTACTCTTTATCTTGTACAACTGTCGGGGGCCGATTCCGGTTGCTTTCCGTATGCTCTTACTGTCAAGTCCTTGTTGAAGTAATTCACACACCAACCGAACTACAGGTAGTGGTAACTTCGCCCAAGGACACGCCGCACCCACAGGAGACAGCCCACTACGCACTGCGTGTTGGGTGTTTTCCAAAGGTGTGGACCATTCAAGATTGCACGCTCGATTGTCAAACGTATCGCCTGACAAGTGATTCACCTGTGGCTTAGCGTCAGGATTGCTTATGAATACCTGAGCGACTAGTCGGTGGATATAGCACTGCACTGTTTTTCCGCCTTGCCTGAGGCCGACGAATAGGTACTTGCGCGAGGCGCCAGACCTTGCAGGTTTTAATATCTTGCGTGTTCGTGTAGACAGGATGAGTCCAGCGGGATGTACAAAGTATCCCGGGAATTCTGGATGTTCTAAGGCTTGGCTCAGGATTGTCTCGAATGAGATATCCCCTGAGTTCACATTCTCTGCATTAGTTGTTACCAACCAAAGTCCCTGAAGTTAATCGAGGAAACCGTATATAAAAGTTTTCGCGTTCGCTCGGGTCGGCAGGCCGGCAGCCTTTTGGTTCTCCGTATGGATGTCCCCGTTGAGGAGAACCTCGCCATACTTTCCTTGGTCCCACCTCGCCATGAAGTGGGCAAGGCATCGAAGCTCTAGGCCTGAGGCGTCGGCACCGACTTGAATCCAACCTTCAGGGACTCCGAAGAGGGCCCGGCAGTCTTCGCCATAAGGAGAGCCGGAAGCCGGCACTTGGGAGATGTTTGGTTTTGAGTGGGTTGCCCGCCCAGTAACCGCGCCGTTTGGATTGATCGAGCCATGGATCTTCCCTTTCTTGACCAGCTTCAACCAAGCGTTGTCTCCCTCGGATAGTTGGCCGAGGCGCTTAGTCACCATTAGGTACTCCGCGAGAAGAGGCGCTTCCGGGTAAGGAAGGTCCTTCATCACGTCTTCATCCACCTTAGGCTTGCCGCCATCGGTGAACTCTTCGGGGACCCATCCATGGAGTGCGATGAGTCGGTTGGCGATGTGGTCCCGGGATCTCGGGTTGAACATCACCGTCTTGGAGCGGGGAACAGGGACGCCCTTCTTGTAGCCCTTGGTCTTGTTGTCTCGGGCAGGGATGAAGTCAGGGAGCTTCACCTCCCAGGACTGGAAGGTCTGCTTCAGTTGCTCCTCAAGGCGGTCCCTATGGGCAACCAACTTGACCAGCAGTTGGGCTGCCGCTGCCTCATCGAACGGGAAGCCGTTGCGCTCCATCTGAGCCATGACCCACTGGATCTTGTGTTCGAGGTCAATGGCCTGCTGGCTGTAGTTCTTCCCTAGGCACTTCTCTAGGAGCCTTGCGGTGACCTCGGTGTCCCTATCGCAATAGTCCAGCATCTCCTGCGTGAACACTGCCCAGACATCGGTGTCGTCCTCCGTCTCCTTCTTGCCGAAGTCGCCCTTTAGGAGACCCAGACGAACCCCCCAAGCTTCCAGCGAGTGGCGCCCATAGAGAGCCCCGGGGAGCTTTCCCTTCTTCATCAGCCCGAGATCAATCTCCTTGATGTGGGACCAGATGAGTCGGGCCATGACCATGGTGTCGAAGGTGCGGGCCTTGTCCACCTTGAACATCCCGGGGAATAGCTTCTCCACCACCGGGTGGTCGTACTTGATTACGTTGTGACCACCAATGTGGTAGCCCTCTACGTTATGCAGACGGAACAGGAAGGTCAGTCCCTCAAGTACCGTCCCGGCTCTGTTCGTGGCTGGTTCGTCTGAGTAGCGGTAGACACCGCCTGCATCGTCGTTTGTGTCTGAGAGTCGAATGACCAAACAGTGGATCTTGGTGACCTCATCCAGTAGGCCGTTCGTCTCCAAGTCCCAAATGGCCCGCTTGATGGTGTCGCTCATTGGTTTCTCTTAGGGGTGTCGTTAAGTTGAGCGATACTCGGCACTCCTTATCCACCTCCTTAGGAGTCAAAGGAATGTCGAATCGAATCCGATGGACGCCCGAAGAACAGCAAGCGATCTCTGCTGAGTACGCTCGGTTGCTGGGCGAGGGAATGAGAAAGCTGGCAGCCATTGAGGCTGCGCAGAAGAGGGCCCTCCCGAAGAATCGGAGGAGGACCATCAGGGCAATTACGGCGCTCCCTTGGCTTGCCCAAGAGAGTCAGTCAGTGGAGCCTGTCATGAAGAAGGCCCCGCCGAGGGGAAGACCGCTGCGAGATGATGACCCGCCACATGACGGGACACCGGCAGTCAACCTGAGGGAGATCCTAGCGAGGGAGCTAGGGGCTTTCCTAAGGGATGTCTTGAGGGAGGCCCGGACCTATTAGTCACGGTTAACCCACCGCACAACCCTAGCGAAGCCTTTGCCGAAGAAGTAGGCCACAGCGGCGGCTCCTGCCCATCCAATGATGTGCTTCGCTAGGTCCGTCACGAGGTACCAGATGACTACCGTCTCTGTACTGCCGGCCACGGACTTGAGGAGTTCAATTACTTCCTTGTCCATGGTCAGGCCTCCAGGCTGTACCGCATATAGCGTTGGCCTGTCACAGGGTGCGCCTTCTGCTCCCCCTTGATGTTGAACCCAGCGTCCCGTAGTTCGGTAATACGGCGGGTCAGCGATTGGATCGAATGGTCCACGATGGCCTCCCGTTGGGAGATCGAACCGGCCTTCTTGATGTGGGTCAGGACGGTGTGGGCCTGGGGTGTGAGTCGGGGAATGGCGGTCATTTAGAAATCCGGTTGTGTCTCATTAGATGTCGATTGCTCGTCCAGGGGATCGGTCTCATAGAGTCGTCCGGTCTCCCGGTCATAGCCGAGGAACAGAAGCTGGCCTGTGGCCTGCCCTGTATAGCGGTCTTTAAGGCCCCGCAAGGTTGTCGTTGAGCGGACCCTCTCGTCGGCCGCCTGCTGGTTGCGCTCTAAACCAAAAGCGAAGTGAGTCCAGAAGCCGATGGCCCGGGACCCCTTGAAGTGCTTTAGCGAGACGTGACCGCCCTCCTCGTGGGACTTCCCTTCGGGAGTCGCAAGATGGGAGATGAAGTGGATGATGACCTTTAGCTCGTTGGCGAGCCCAGCCATCTCCTTCATGATCTGCTCTAGGCTTCCCCGCTCGTCCTCCGTGTCGGCCATCGCTGTGAGATGGTCGACGTAGAAGATGCGGATGCCTTCAGAGACAGCCATGAAGCGGATCTTGGAGGCGACTACGGCCCAGTCGGTTTGTCCGAAGGAGTCATAGAGGGTGACCTTGCCGTCGAGCTTTAGCACCCACTCATTGCGCTCTTCCTTAGTCCAACTCCCATCTGGGATGTGGAACCGTTTTCCTGCCAGCTTCCCGGCAACACGAGTGACCGTCTCCGTGGGCTGCTGCTCCAGAAACACAAGTCCCACACGCTCATTGAGGTCGTGGATGTCGAAGGCAATTTGTTGGGTGAAGAAGTCAGTCTTGCCGATCCCCGTTCCCGCACCGAATCCATAGAGTTCTCCAAAACGTCTCCCGAAGGTGAGCTTGGTGAGAGGCTCAAGGAACCACGGGAGGCCGGCTTCCACCGGCTTGTTCAGTTGCTCCATCAGGTCAGCCACACCGACCAGCCCATCAGGACGGTAGGGCTTGGCCTGCCAGATGGCCTGGACGATCTGCTCGCCTTTGCCCTCCATGAGGAGTTCATTGGCGTCCTTCATGGGCAGCGAGGCGATCTTGCACTTCCCTGGGGAGAACAATGCGGCGCACTCTTGGGCTGCCTTGGTGCCAGGCTCGTCCATGTCGAACATCAGCACCACTTCCTCGAAGGCATCGAAGTAGCTGAGGTTCTGCTTGATGGCCTTGGCTGCCCCTTGGGCGCCATTCGGGACGGAGATCACCGGCCACTTGTTGCCCTGCACCTGGGAGACCGACATTGCGTCGATCTCACCCTCGGTCACTACGATCTTCCTACCGCCACCCCAGAGCTTGGCCCCGAAGAATCCACTGGACTCCTTCAGGTCTCCCAGGACGGTGAACTCCTTGTCCGGGAAGCGGATCTTCTGGGCGACCATCTCACCGCTCTTGCTGTAGTACGGGGCGATGTGGACGGACTTGTCCTTGAAGGTACCCACTTGGTACCCGAAGAAGCGACAGGTTTCTTCCTTGATGCCTCTCTTGATGAGGTCTCGGTATTCGCCTTGGATCAGGCTCATGGATTTCCTTGAGGTGTTCTTTGGGGCAGCCGGTGCCCCGTCCCCCTTGGTGTGGTGCTGGCACACAAAGCAGTGCCCATGGCCGTCTGAGTAGGTCACGAACCCGTCAGAGGATGGGCACGCTGGGCAGGGACCTTTGAAGAGGGCATGGGACTCTTCGTGGGTCATAGGTCAGTCGAGGCCCCAGCTATCGGTGACGTCTTCCGCGTCCGAGTAGATCTTGAGCGACCACTGAGCAAGGAAGTCACCAGTGTCGTTATGGAACGGCCGGATAAAAGCAGCCGCTGCCATCGCCATGCTCCGTAGAATGCCGTCCAGCAGCACCGGAAGAACGAGACAGAGGCATGCCAGGGACGCCAGAAGGTTTCCCTTGATTGATAAGAGCATGTTGTTCATTTCAGTCCTACCGTCTTAAGCCACGCCTTCAAATCGAAGGAAGGGCAGGCCTTAGTCACATTAGGAAAGTCTCGATGGCCCTGGATCTTGGCCTTCGGGTACTTCCCAGCGAGCGTGGAGAGCAGGCTTGTGAGGGCCTGGAACTGCTCCACGGTGAAGTTGTTTGCCGGCTTACCGGCTGAGTCCACACCGCCCACCATGCAGATGCCGATGGAGTTGTGATTGAAGCCCTCTACGTGGGCACCAATGGATTCCTCATCGCGGCCCTTCTGGACCGTGCCATCGGCCTTGATGACGTAGTGGTAGCCGACCATCAGGAACCCCCGCTGGCGGTGCCAACGGTCGATGGTTTTCACGTCTGTCTTAGGGTCAGGCTGGGATGCCGAACAGTGGATAGCGATGTACTCGGTGGACTTCCGAGGGGACAGTCCGGGGGTCATTTCTTGGGCTCCTCCAGCCACGCCTGAGGGATGCCCTTGTCGGCGTACTTGAAGCCGTGCTTCGTACACCAGTCGGCATAGGTCGTGGTTGAGCGTTTACTAATCTTGGCTTTCGAGTTCGAGAAGACGAACCGAATATCAAGGTCGGGGTGTTGGGCCTGCACCCACTGCATCTTTTGTCGATCACACGTTAGGAACCGCCCCTTGGACTCAATGATGATTCCATTAGGAAGCCGGAAATCCGGAGTGTAGGTACGCTTCTTCGCAGGCTCCATGAACGGGAGCTTCAGCTCTTCGTACTCGTAGGAGATCCCAGCCGCCTCCAGTTGGGCGGCGATGGATTCCTCAAGGCCAGACCTAAAGCCATGCTTTAGGCCGACCTGTAATGCAGTGAGTTTTGTCTTCGGCTTAGAAGTCCTGGGGGCCGTCATTGGCACCTTGAGACTGTTCTTCACCGCTACCGCCGAACTCATCGCCCGGCTGGTCTTCGGCCTCGTAGCCGTCCTCTTGACCGAAGCCGTAGCTCGATGCGGAGCGGGCACCTGGGCCGACCAGTTCAATCACTTGAGCGGCACTGAGGCGCAGCGTGAGGCCTGCCATGCCTTGACCAGCGACGAAGTAGGGGCTGGCCTGGAAGGCAACCTTGCCGATGGTCCCACCGTAGATCGCGGTGTTATCCGGCAGGGGCTTCTGCTTGGAATCGAACAGGCCGATCTTGTTGTACCGGACCTCTTTGGTCTTCTTGTCGGTGATCTTGTACTTCGTCTTGAAGTTGAAGATCACGTTGCCGGTGGGCTGCTCTTCACCTTCCTCGCCTGCGTACTCCTCCTCGTAGAACATTTGTTCCTTGAGGGAGCCCAGCTTCTTGCGGTTGGCGATAGGCAGCTTTGCGAACTCCACTTGGCCTTCCTCAATCGCCTTCTGCCACTCGGGCATCAGCTTGTCGATCAGCGGCTGGGCTTCAGCGGCCGGCACGATGAGGCGGGTCTTGAACTCACCGTCAGGCTTCGGGTACTCCTCAGTGCCGAAGTCCGGCTTGGTCAGTGAGGGGTACTTGAAGACGCCTTTAGGAGAGATGTAGGTGGGGCGCTTGGGTTTCTTCTGGGTTGTCATTGGGTCAGGACTTTTGATTGCGATGCGCTGCTTCCAGGGCGAGGACATCAAAGCCCTGCTCAGTGAGATCGCGGCGGAGGGTGAACGGGAGGCTGTAGCCATTCCTAAGAAGGTCAATGGCCCGGCCTAGCGGGGATTCGTAGGGGGAGTCTTTGGTGTCCATGAAGTGGGTCTCTGTGAGGGGAGGCAGCGCTTGCTGTCCTTAGGTGCGTCAATAGAACTGGCGAGAGTTGCCAAGTGGGAAGGAATCAGGCAAAGCAAAAGCGCGAGTCAATGACACCCGACAGGTCCAAGTGGCCGGGCTTTGGAAGCTCCGGGAGGTCCCCCACACGCTCCTCGCTCAACTGCCGCACGATCTCCGCGCGGAACTGCTCAAGGACAGGGACATCGGTGTAAAGCTCAACGAAGGACTCCCGGACGATCCTGAAGAGGTCTTCAGTCTCAGCCGCAGTGGTCCCAAAGGAGTCGTGGATCATGGCGAATGAGTTGATGCCCGCTTGGTTGGCCCGCACGGTGGTGAGCATCATGTGGGCGGCATCGCAGCTATGGACGAAGTTCGGGGAGATCCCGTTAGCCTGCTTACGGCTGTCCAGCCTGTCCGTCTTCTCACGCAGGGTCAGGGTGATGCGCCCTTGGAGGCTGGTGTTGACCCTCCGCTCCTTGGTGTCCCAGTAGGCCTGCATTACGGGGAACCCTACGGGGCTCTGCCAGCGGATCGGAAGACCCTCAGCAGACACCATCTGGGCTGCCTTCTGGAGCCACTCCATGGCCTCTACGGACTTCACAAGGGTCTTCGTTACGGCCTCCCAGATGTGCCCTGCCATGAACAGCGAGGCCTTGTAGCCGTCACCCTCGAAGGGGAACTTACTGCGGTCCACCTCACCATCAGGACCGGCCGCCTTCTTGAATGCTGGGTCGAGGATGTCCTCCATGAGTTGGTCCTTGAAGCCGTACTGCTTGGAGCCGTAGGCCAGCGTCATGACCGAGCGCTTGCAGGTCTTACGGTCCACACCAAAGGACAACCATTGGCTCGCCATTACCTGATCCAGGGAAAGCTCGCCATCTGGGGAGGGTCCGGACGCAATTACCCCATTAAGGGACTCGGTGACTTTCCCTGCGACCAATCCATAGACATCCTTGGGCTTCTCTGAGGGGATCAGATTCACCGCAGCCCCGCCAATCTCATCGCGGAGCATGGCGGAGAAATGCTGGAGGCCTGAGCAGCTACCGTCCAAGGCCACGGCCAGCTTGGAGACAAAGGATTCCCCATGCTCCACATACCCGGCCCACTCAAAGCAGAAGGCCAGGAACTGCCACGGCTTGTCGATCTTCTGACCGCCAATCTCCGTGTACCAGCCCTTGTTCCCGTGAGGGTCCTTGGCGCAGGCCACGATCTCCTCCTCGTTATCCAATACCCACTGGACCCGCTCCTCCAGGCTGCACTTGTCATTGCCAGCCACGTTGGCGCCGTGCATAGCCAGCCACTGGGCCCCATATTCCCCCAGAGGTTTCCCATTGGAGAACCTGAGGAGGGCCTTCATGTGGTCAGGGCCTTGGGGATTGAATGCTGGGACTGCGTAGATGCGGCCACGGAAATCCAGTTGATAGGGAAAATAGATTCGGGGGTATTGATTGTAGCGCTGGGCCACGTCCAAGGTGAAAGCCACGGAGATCCGCTTGGAGCGCTCCTCGGTGTTCGCTTGGTACACCTTCGCGGCACGCTTACGCCACTCCTTACGGGACTCCTCGTTGGTTTCAATATCGAAGGGCTTGGGCGGAATCTCTTGACCCAGCCGGGCAGGCAGGCCAGCGACATCATTCCCACGCTCCCAAAACTCAGCCAGGACTTCCAGTACCTGGGTATTGATCTGCCATGCGGTCTGCTGGAGGGCATTCACCGCTGCATAGACCACCGGCATGTCGGTATTGACCAGTTCCTCGTAGTAGCCCTTGGAGGCCAGCTTGACCAGCCTGAGGGGGCGGATATTGGAGGACAGGTAGCCACCGTCATACGGGTTCGTCCAGTTCCTCGGCTGGACCACCATAGGCTCATATACCGGCCGCAGGGTGGCCGTGAGTTGGTGGTTCTCTTCCATCTGGCGGACCAGTTCCTCGGAGGCCACTAGGAACTTCTGGGTGTTGTTACGGGATACCTGACGGGTCTCCTGCTCAAACCACCCAAGGGATTCAATGGCGAGGTCAATCATCTTCATGCCCACATGCAGGCAATCGACCTCCGGCCACTGGTCAAGCTCAATAACGTCATTGACCCGTCGCATGGCATAGACCCGCTTGTAGTGGTCCGATACCCGCTTCTTGGCGCCCAGCATGATGCCGTCATAGGTCCGCCGCTCGGAGTCCCTTACGGCTGCCAGACGGACCTCATCCTCGATTGCCGTACCGATCTCCCTGGCTGCCCTTTGGACCATCACGGGGCTGCTGATGCGGCCCAGGAGCTTCTTCAGGGTCACGTAGGACAGCATCTGGGGGTCCAGGTCCTTGACGTACTTCCAGGCGATGTTTCGGTTACCCGCACGGCCCACCTTGCAGGCCTCCATCCAGACCGCGATGGCCTCAGCCATGCGGCCGGTGTAGTGCTTCATCAGGGTCTGGGCAGCCTGGAGTTCGTCCTCACGGCCCTTCTGCTTGGCATCAGTGACCTCCTTCATGTAGCGGTCAATGCCCTTCTGGGTCATGGCCTCTTCCAGGCGGATCTGAACGTCGATCAGGGTGTCTTCGGTGTGGTGGGTCATGTGGTTACCTGCTGGGGATAGTTGTCAGGTGGGAAGAATAAGGACGCAATGAGGGCCTAGGGGGCAATCTTCTTCAGGCCCATTTCGACCATCCAAAGGGCCGTCTTCCGGAGTTCCGGGTTGGCCCGCTCCATGGCGATCAGCAGGGCCTGCTTCTCTGCGAGGTAGGTCCGGGCGAACTTCGGGTCATGCTCAACGATGCTTGATGTGTTGTCGATCAGGTCGGCCACCTTGATGGTCTGGGCTGACGCGGGCGACTCCTTCAGGCGCTCTAGGGCAGCAGCCTTTCGGGTGGCTCGGTTCCCGGTGATGCTGGCGTCGTCGGTTAGGCAGGCCACCAGCTTGGCAACCTGAGGACCGAACTCATACCGGACCATCTCGATGGGGACTCCGGTGTCTTCCACCACATCATGCAGGAGGGCAGCCGCAACCATCTCTTCGGTCCCATGGACCCTCCGGACGGTCTCAGCCACAGCGACCGGGTGTGTGATGTAGGGGGCGCCTGTGTACTTCCGCTGCTGGGCTCCATGGGCCTTGGCAGCAAACACTAGGGCCTGGGTATAGAGGTTCATAGGGTGTCCTTTGGATGGTCTCTAGAGACTCTATCGGTAGGTCTCTTTACTTGATCTCTATAAGAAGGTTCCTTTGGAGTGGTTCCTTAAGAGTTCTCTTTAAGGGGTCTCCTTAGGTGCGTCTTTCAAGCTTGGTCAGGGAAGTGCCACTTCAGATGGCACGATTTCTACTGAGGATGGGATGGTCGTAAACGTAGGAGCGTTGCCTATCGGCAAGCTAAAGGCACCCTTAAGGGCTTCGGCAGAGGAGAGGGCGGGAAGTGTGGATTCGTACCGGGTGGCGATACTTGCCAAAGCGGTAGATTTAGAGGAATAGAAAAGCGGGGATTTTGAGTCTCTTCCTTGCCAATGTGGCACGGTTGGAGAGCCCAAAAGCCCCGCTAAGTTGTTGATTCTGCGTAGTCACATAAGAGAGTCAGGAAGCACGCTTGCCAACTGGTGACAGTCGTTGCCACTGGCACATGGCACGGTGGCACAGCTATGTGGCACTAGTGGTGCCTCGGGTCGGACTCGAACCGACACCCCCTCGCGGGGACTGGATTTTGAGTCCAGCGTGGCTACCGATTACACCACCGAGGCAGGCCCGCTCTGGCCCTGTTGGGCGCCATTATGCATGCCTTGAGGAGGCAGCCTACGGAGCGCGTAGAAGTGCTTGAGGGAGTAGTCCACCCAGGCAGCCCGAGCGGTGGCGCCCCGGCCGGTGATGGGCCAGTTGGTGACCCGCCACTCGCCGTGGTGCATCCAGAAGAGGGGCTTACGCGGGGACACGGGGACGGCGGAGGTTAAGTTGTACGTTGGTAAGCTGGTGGTCCCACGAGTGGTAGGCCTGCTTGGGCGTGGAGCCGACCCCGAGGGCCGCCGGAACTGCGCTGATGCACACCCATACAGACCTCCCGATTGCGGGATGCCACATGAACCTCAAGCGGGGCTTCAAAGGCACCATAGGGGGTCTCATACTTCCTCCAATTCGACGCTACGGGCTTCCAGGCGCTTCACCGCGTCACGCATAGCACCTGGGACCAAGTGGGCATACCGCATGGTCGTCTGGATCACCTTGTGGCCCATCCAGGCCTGGACTACCGGCAAGGGAACCCCAGCGGCCACCAAGCGAGTGGCACAGGTGTGCCTCAAGACGTGGACGATGAAGCCAGGGTCATCTTCCTTCTTCAGGATCGCCCTGAGGTCATCCCACTGCTTCCTGAGGGTGCTATTGGTCAGCGTCGGGAAGACCTTCGCGGAGCCATCCTTGCGGCGCTTCTCAAAGATCGCCTTGACCCTCTCTGTTGCTGGGACCGAACGAGCATCCCCGTTCTTGGTTTCCCCGGCGTGGGCCATAACATGACCCTTCATGTAGTCCCTGAAGGGGTCCAATCGCAATAGCTCGGTACGGCGAAACCCCGTGTCGATACCCACAATAATGAAATCGTGAAGCTCATGGAGACCCATGTGGGCGGTCATCTTGAGCATCTGGGTTTCTTCGGCATCGGAGTACCAGCGAATACGATGCTGCGATTCCTTGTACCGCTTGGTCCGGGGCAGATGCTCCAGTCCACCAAACTCATGGGCCCTCTTGAGAATCACATTGAGGGCTGAGAGCTTCTTATTGCAGGTGGACCCACTATTCTCGTGTTCGTCCTGAAGCTCCTCCATCCACTCCACTATCCGGTTGGCAGTAATTGCCGATGTGGGAGTATCTGGACCAAAAAAAGCCAATAGCTGTCTTGCATTAACCAGCACCTTACGCTCCCCAGGGGTGCCCTTCCAGATGTGCTTATAGGTCTGGTCAAAGGCTTCCTGAAGGGTCCAGCAAGGGGCAGCCGCAGGGGTATTGGCCTGGGCCACTTCAGAGGCCTTTACAGCCCCTCTACGGGCTTCCTCTTCCTGTTCCCAGGCCGAGGCCTCCGCTTCAGTATTGAAGGTCTTGCGAACGCGATTAGCTCCAGCCCCGACAGAGGCCATGAACTTGTTGCCCTTCGGATATACCGCCACGATTAACCCCCGTTGAGAGTGCTACGAATCTGGTTGACGATACGGCGACCCTTTGAAGTGGTCCGCAGGACTTTCCTACGGCGCTCCATTGGGTCCACTTGGTCGCTCACTAGCTCATGCCCGGGGCGACGGTGGCGGTCCATCTCGCCCAGTGCTTGGACATACCGACTGGCCGAGGAGAGGGCAAAGTCACCGAGCTTTGACAGTTCGGTAATCGAGATGCCGCTCTCCTTGGTTTCACCGTTGGCGATCATGAGGAAACTGACCGCCTCACCCATAGGCATATCAGGATCGATGGTCCTGAAGATTTCCAGAATCTGGAGTGCCTTGCTCAGTGCGAGCTTGGTGTCCGGCGTCGTGTCCAGCGTACCCATTTCGTTTATCCAATTTGAGTTTTGAAATTACTACGTGAAGGCGGAAGACCCACCATTCACTGTCCCGCTCGTTGTGTTTTATATACTCGAAACCTGCCTCCTCTCTAGGCACGATCTCGAAGAAAACCTCTCGGTTGAATGCGCGAAAGTCTGACATCTTGGCTGTGTGTGTTAGTCATTGTTGCAAAGCTCCTGTTGTGTTGAGTAGACAAGTCAAGTGTGACATACTTGGCAACCATTTCACAACGGCAAGCATTCCTGCGATCTAGGGGGGTCCCACCATCAAGCGGTCCCCTGGTCCAGTTCACAGGCAATGTCTTCGGGCCCCCATAGCTTGCGTTAAGGGGCTATCTACACGCTCTCCCGGTCGCCGTGCAAAAGCGCACGAAGGGCCCTCCCTCGGGCTCGGTCTTGGACTCAGCGCACTCCGAGGGCCTCCCAGTGATTGGAAGGCCTACGGACTGAACTAGTTGGGAGAATAGAGCAACCGCAGTAGGTTAAATCTCGCTTGCAGGTACGCTTGCCGACCATCGGGTTTATGGAGCGACAAGCGGGCAATTTGGTAGCGTATTCGCGCCACCCTCAGGGCATGCAGCCGGTGTTCCCTTAGGGTCATCTTTCGGGCTCCTCAGGTTCTGCTTCACGGCTCCAGGGGTGCAGGATGATGTCAGGATCTTGTAAGACTTCAATCGAGATCCCCTCGCAGGCATTCCAGCAGGCGACTAAGCGCTGTGCCTGTTCCACCGTGGAGACCACAGCGACCGTCTTCCCGTCCTCTGTGGTAATGGAAATGACTCTCTTTACGATTGCAAACTTAAGTCTCATAGAGGGGTCTCCTTAAAGCACACCTGAGCAGCAGCCAAGTGCCTAGCGTCCCTGTGGCCCAGTTGATAGGCCATCTTCTGCCGCTCATCCATCCACTTAGGAGGCTCACAGGGGACGTTCATGACCTTCCCAAAGAGGGCATCACAGACCCTCTCTAGGGCAGTCACAGCGGCATCCCTTTCGGCCATCAAGCGCCTAATCCTGACCGCTGCACTTAGCATGGCAAACTCCGGGCCGGCTTCGGTGAGGCCTAAGGCTGCCTTGAGTTCGTTTAGGGCGGACTCTAGGGGGTCATTGGGGGAGGTCATTGGGTGTCCCCTTGGTCCTGCGCTGAGGGCATCAGCCCAGCACATGAAGCGGTCGCTGCTGTCTCGGCCTCTGTCAGGCCATTGGCCATCACAGACTGCGAAAGCAGCGCAACGACCTCCTTCGCGGTGTCCCACGCCTCGTGCTTCCGGTCACTGATGCGCAGCACCTCCTGGAGCGCCGTGATGTGGCGTTGCGTGAGCCCCTGCGCCGAGGGCGGCTGTGGTGCTGGTGGGGTGGGCGTGGCGAGCATCTTGGCGCGGTACGCCATATGCCCCCTTGCCGCCATGGCGGCATCTTGTACAGCAGGGATGGTCAGAGCCACTGCCGGCTGCTCTGCCTGCTCGGCCTTGCGCTTGTCGTAACGACCGGCCATGTAGGCAACAGTCAGCAGGCCGTCGTCCTGCTCTGCCTGCTCGGGCACTGATGGGGCGGCAGCATAGATGGGGCGCACCTGCCGCCATTGCGACGAGTCAAGCTGCGTGTCACACCCGATCCATGCTGTCCATGTGCCGTCGTCTCGTGCCTCGCGGTACTGCCACCCCACCTCCGTCAGTGCTGCGGGTGCCTGCTCGGTGGTGGCGAGGGCGGCGTCGATCTTGGCGAGCGTGGCCTGAGCTTGACGCCTGCGGAGGTAGCTTTCCGTGTTGGTGGCGGCCATCACGTAGTAGCGCG